AAGCAATTTGTTCAATCGAACTTTTCTTTTCTCTATCAGGCAGATGGAACTTTGTCTTCTGTTGACAGCATAATCGAGCGATTGAAGATAGCCGTTTTACGGCATGGTATAAGGGGAGCAATCATAGACCCTTATAACTATATCCAAAAGGATAAGGATATAGCGGAAACTGAATGGGTATCAGATGTTCTGACACGATTAAGAGTTTTTGCACAAGCGCACGGAATACATCTTTGGTTTGTCGCGCACCCAACAAAGATGATGCGTGATAGTAACGGAGATATTCCTGCCCCAAAAGGATACGACATATCTGGGTCAGCGGCTTGGTTTGCTAAGGCTGATGTTGGGCTGACGGTGCATAGACCTGACCCTGTACACTCAGCTATATCAAAAATAATTGTGTGGAAATGCCGCTTCTCTTGGGCGGGAAAGCAGGGTGATACTGAGCTATCTTTTGATAGTCCTACCAGTACATATAATCTTCCTTATGCTACAAGTGTTGCGTCAATAGCACATGATTTAGATCTGGATATTGACCTATGAGTAAGTACGTTACTGTAAGAGAGGGCGATAAGTGTGTGAATTTACATATTTTTTCTAAAGGGGAAGAGGTGGAAGTGATAAGTCTCGATACGAGAACCACGTTAAATCTTATAAAAGATTTGTCCGACAAACTAAACAAAAGTGTTTGACGTTAATATGCTCATGCGCTAGATCTTGTGGCAGGACATTTGTTTTTCACTTCCGCTTGTGGTGGATTGCTGATTTCCTGCTCTGAACAGATCTGAGGTGGCTTCGTGCCACCTCTTTTTTTTGGAAAGTTCAATTGAACTTATTTAATACGTTTGATAAAAGTTTTTTGAGGCAAGAAGTGCCTAGTTTTCTTGCGCCAGAAGTCGCGGTCTGATGTTCCAATCGCTAGTCGCTTGTCAACTTGCCTCACCAGTTTTAATTAAGGGGGAAGGCTGATACTTCCCCCTTAGTGTAGGGTCACAAGTGAAGTTCAAGCCCCTACTGCTATGGTTAAGGACGGTTCGTCACAGACACGTTTAATCGCCCTCAGCGCACTCATAGCTTACGCATAAGTTAAGGTGGTTGCATGTGCTAACTCCTGCTCTAAAACAGATTATATTCACAGCATACCACATGATTCGGCAAAATTGCGTAGGTGTGTCCCAATTATTTTCTAGGTAGATTATATTTTGTAATTAGGGTTTGAATGAACTTCAAATTCTCAAGCAAAGTCTTTGCAATTTCTTTAGGCTCTTTGCCATCTAATAACATGTTGTTTACTACCTGTGCGTTTTTAGACAGAGGACGTTTGTTACACATTTTTTCGGCAGTAAAGTAAGAACGTATTTTTAATTCTGGCTTTTCAAGAACATCTTTTTTGTTCTGCGCTATCCAAGCTTTTCTATATAGATCTTCATACCTAATTCTTTTTTCTTCATTTAATATAGCCATGATCTTCTCCCGTGTTCTATCGCTACACCTGATTGTTTTAAATTTTCAACGTAATTATCAAGCTCCTCTCGCGCTGCAAAAAGTTCCTGACTTATTCTTGGCCTAGCATCATCTCGTTTGCTTTCATCCGCAAGGTTGTCCACTTGTCTTTTTAGCCATTCGAGTTGAGATGCTTGCCACTTTGATAACTGCTCGTTACCCATAAGCTTCTCCTCACCAAGGTCTGATTTTAGGTTTGACTATTTTTGATGCGACCTCGCTTACATCGCAATAGCCTTCGACTGCATTTATTTGCTCGTAGAGCGTATTATTATTTAACAATACGCTCCAACAATCTTCTTCAGTTTTAAACCAAATGCTGACATACATAATGTTATCGAGTACATTGTAGCCAAGAGTTAAAAGCGTCCAATAATCCATCACATGAAATACTCTTCTAACCTACACTGAGCAATCATCTGTTGTACATAAACCCTGTTGCACCAGTCATCATTATCAATGAGAAATTCTGCTTGCGCTCTCTCTCGCTCATCGCACTCGCCATCAATATATTTACTAATGAGAATGCCACGCTGAACTAAATCAGCATCTCCAACTTTAGTTATAGCCACGATCATAAATCTCCTTTTCTAGTATCTTAACAATAAAATACTCATCGCCAAGCATATCTACGATTTGATCTCTATGATAAGCCATAACATAAACAAATTCAGACTCTTCTTTTGCCCAGTCATCAAGCTTACCTGTGCCTATACTGCGCGTGTGTCTTTTCAACTCAACATGAAATCTTTTCATATTTGTACTTCTCCTTCCATTCTGACTCATAGGTGGGCTATGCTCAACTAAAAGAGCTTCAAGAAGGTTTAGTATACCTTCTTTCTCATCACATTCTGAGATGCCTGTAAGCACCTCAGAAAGCCAATTGTATTGCTGACGCAATAGAACATGATCAATATTCATTAGTTTATCCTCCTTGCCATTCTTCACATTCTACTACCATGTAGTCTCTATGCACTTGGTTGGGTGCATACTCACTTGCATAAGCAACGTGTGCTTCATCTAATAATATTTTATTAGCTTTCTCACACGCTTCCGAAGGGTTGTCTGCCTCAATATGTAAGACAGTACCCTCGTCATAGTGTACACTCACTCTGTACTCAGTCATCGTCATCCTCCAATAATTTAAATGTTACTTGGACGTAGTTTTCAATTTCACACATTTCTGATGTTTCCCACTCATGCGTTGGGCAAGTCTCAAGCCACTTGTAGAAGTCTTCTCTATCCATTACTTCTCTCCTTTCTTTTGTTTTGTGTCCTTCTGTATTTGAAGGACGTATTCATGATTAATGATACCCAACTCTGGGTTACCAACTACTTTAGGCTCGATCCAAATCTCTTTGATAATCCTGCCTGATCGATCTTTGTAACGTCTAGGGTGGCCTCTTCTGCCATGCTGACGTTTAGGCGAACCATGCCCAGTGAATAACTGAGAATGCACGTTTACACCTCGCTTAGGTAGCTCGATCTCAACTACCTTAACCTCGTTCTTAGGCACTCTTCTGCCCCACCTGATTGTGCTAACCTTCTTGGGTGCAGGTAACATTGCCCGAACATATCTTGGGTAATTTAGAAGAGCGAATACGGCTGTTAAGAACCGAACATCACCATCAATACCATGACCGCCCATCTCTTTTAGCCTATTGAAAAGTCTTGGCTCTTCGTTGTCAAAATTAGGCCACATTGCAGGTGCAAGAAAAGATGGTTTGAATGTAAAGTTTTTGGAAAAACTATTTAATTTAGCCATGCCTTCATCATCTCTGTGAAATTTACTGTAGGCAGTGCCTATACCAAAAAACCAAAAAGGCTCTTCAACATTAGTAAGTGAGCTTTCATCATTTAAAAGCGTCCACTCGAATGTTGATAAACCTATTTTGTTTGATGTCTTTGTGCCATCGTCATTGTATTGAGCATCACAAGTAAAAAAGTTGTAAGTAAAACCTTTGCTTGATTTTTCGATATGATAGCCAAGCCTGTTAGTAACGCTTTTGCGATTGCTATCAGTGGGTATGCCAAGCTTATCAAACTCTTCCTGCAAGGCGTCAAAACGAGCCAACTCATCCCACTCAATCCAAAGGTTATCAAAACATGGAATAGCTTTTGGGATTAGCTGTGCAATATATCTTGGATAAGAAAAAGATAAAGACAAAGCTGTTTTTACAAAGTTATTTGTAAGAGTAAATTTTTCTGCTTGTACTAAGTTCTTTTGTGTTTGCCGAATTGCAAAGTCACCACGTTTATTTTTTTCGTACATCATCAAGCTAGATTTTGGCACAGATAAACCTGCAATAATTTCATCATAAAGAGATACGCTTTTCTCTTCTCTGACCACAGTTTCCTTGCCCCACATGCTCATGTTGTGGTTGGTTTGCTTGTTAAACAAACCATCTAGTGGATCATAATGAAAAGTAGGATCGGTCTTTGCTCTTTTACCATGAGCAAGTTTTGTACCGCTAAATTTTTTAGCCATTTGTTTCTCCCATAAAAAAGTTCAATTGAACAAAAAAAAGAGGGGGAGACCAGCTCCCCCCAAGTTTTCTAAGCGTTCTGTAGGTAAGGCAGTATGCAAAGCAAATATAACCTACAGCGTGAGGTGCTTAGAGTCCCATTAGTACATCAAGCGTGGAGTCTTTTTTCCTACGCCTTATTAGGCTTTCAGCTTTAGCCCAGTTGTCAGCTATTGATAAGACAACCTCACCACCTGCATCATATTTCATCAGGATGGCATTTTCCACAGTGCATATTTTATGCTTGCGCTTGACTGATCGAACAGCCCAACAACGTATGTATTCTTCGTTGAGTCTTTTTATCTTGCGCTCCTTACAGTCCAAAATAAATCTTGCACCGTCACCTGCTTGAACGACAGATATACCCTCTTCGTATATCTTTTTGTTCCAACTAATCGGAACCATAACATCTGCACCGCCCTCAACAAGGCTATCCCATTTGTTGTACAGGGGTAAGCAATGGACTTGTCCACCAACCTCACATGAGGTTTCGACTGTAGCAGAAGGGAATGCAGCCGTGAACGCTCGATATGAATTGCTTTTGCTTTCATGTCTAGCATCATCTAATCTTGATTTGTTTTCAAATTCACGAAGCATTTTTCTAGTCTTGTGTATCTCGTGTACACAATGACTAAAATGAGAAATTAATATTTTTGAAGATGTAGAGTTTAAGCCCAAGACTGAAGTCGCTGCATTGTGGCTTACATATGAATATTCTCTAGAATGTTCTACTAATCGCTTCATTTTGTCATGCGGCAGATCCATCTGCTTGTAGGTAAACGAAGCACTTTGCTTTAGCGCATCCATAGATGCGTAAAGAAGTTTGAAATCTAATTCAGAAGTTTGCATTTTACTTTTCCCTTCAAAGAATTTCTAAATCATCAAAATCAAATTGAATTTGTCCAATTCCATTTTGACTAGTGTCAGAAAAAATCACTAACTGTTTTTTCATAATTATATCGCAAACCATTTTTTCATTTACACAGTCTGCAATAAAGCCAATGCTTTTTGCTTTTTCAAAAGCATCTAAAGCATGGCCTTTTAAGCCCAATATGGTTGGATTAGTTTCCTTAAATTTTTCAAGGTCACTAGGTGTAACAACAGGTGAAGCATCTGGTTCGTATGGTATGCTAATCATTTTCATTTTACTTTTCCCTAAAAAAAGAAGACCGCATCAAGCGGCCTTCATCCAAGTTGACTTGCCCCAAGGGGCAGGTTTCGATCTTAAGTCATTGCTTACCCAAAGCACTGGGTATCGCGGTGGTACATCAGGAAAGTCACCTATCTGCATGTCAGTCAAAACAATCATCTGATCACATGGGATACGTTTTTCTTCGATGTACTTGAACACTGGGGTAACCAATGTGCCACCCCTGTCATTGATTGCAATAACAGGTACAGTCTCGCCTTTTTGGTAAGTCTTGGCGTTCCTGACAGATACAGTCCAAGTGATGATAGTAACACTTTCTGGCTGTTTGCTCTGAATGAATTGATTGACTAAGCCAAGGAAATATTCTTGCTCGGTATCAGAGACAGACATACTGGTATCTATTGAGATAACAGTGTGACCAACAGTATTGTTTTCAAGTGTCCTGTTGATCATGCCATACATCGTATAGTCTCGCTTATTGATGCGTCTATAGGTGTAGTTGCTTGGCTGTTCACCACCAACAAACTTGTTAACTACAGTCTCAAGGTCAACTTGTGATCGTCTCATAACTTTCACAATGTCTTCGATACTTGCAGGTAACTTGCCTATGGCTTTAGCGGCATCTGCGGCAACCATTACTTTTTGTTGCACCTCAGCTTCTAGCTGACCCATCTCTGCGGCATCTAGCTTTTGGCCTTGATTGTTCTTAGGCTCTTCAATACCGCCCATATCCCAATCTTGACCGCCACCAGTTGTGTTGTCTAACTCATCATCTGACATGCCCTGAAGCAGCTTGTATATCTGCTCGGCAGACATGTCCTTATATTTTAGATCGTAAAGCCCACCCTCTGGCATAGCATCAAGACCAAATATTTTTACGAGTTCGATGTTGATTGCAAGGTCAGTGGCAATGTTCCAAAGCTTTGCGTCACGGTTACCAACCCTGAGCGGATGCATCAGGGCAATGTGTAAAATCTCATGAGCAATGACAAACAAAACATTTAGTGGTGATAACTCATCAACAAATGCTCTGCTCCATCTAATGGTTCGCCCATCAGTACACATGGTAGGAATTGTGTTGTCTTCGACAAACTTGGTAGCCAAAGCCAGTGACCCCCAGAAGGGGTAACTGATCACTAGCTTTGTTTTGCCGCGAGCAACTTTTCGGTCTGCGTCCATTTTTTTCTCCCAGAAAAAAAGTTCAATTGAACAAATTAAAGTAATAGCTCTGCGCCACCACCATTCTCAGCCCATTCACGAAGGTGCTTATTCTGTCGTGGATTAGGTATTTTAGAAATCGAACCCATGATGACAAAAGCACCGTACTCATCCGCGTCCAAGCGTCTGATGTACTTGATGATGTTGCCAATGTTATCTGGGTTAGCTTTTGCTCCTAATGAGGCGCACACTGCGTACACAACATCTGCACGATCAGGAATGATTGCAGACATTGGGTTTTTGATGAGGTCATCAATATTTGGGATAACATCATACACTGCCAAGAAGGCATAAAACTCTGTCGTTGCAACCGAACCAATGATACCGTTTAAGGTCTCTCGCTCTTCGAGCGCAGGTAAGCCCCATGAAAGAACTTCACTCACTCGCTCCCATGCTCTAGGCGTTGGGAAAACGTCCTCATCAGGATTAAATTGATGTAGCAGATCGGGCTTGAAACCCAAGAACGCTACGATTTTTTCATTTATCAGTTTCTCGATAAAGTGAGCAACCGTGTCGTTTAGGTTTTCTTCCATATTTAAGAACGCAAGCCTGTCCTTAAGCTGTGATGGTATTGGGTTAGTACCTGCACGATCAGCAGTACGGTTACCTGCTGCAACAAGTGCAGAATTAACAGGCAGTTTGAATGACCCGATACGCTTCTCTTGAAATACCTGACCTGCAATATTTTGATTGGCTACGATTGCTTGAGGTAGCTCATCAAAAAAGTAAACGATAACATCATAATCACCCTCTGGCTCTAACCAGTCAGGCTTGATCCTAATCATTGCAGTCTTGTCATCATTAGGCAGTAACCAACCTGCAATCTCAGCAGGATCGTATTGCGCCAATGAAATCATTTGAACATAGATTTTTATTCCAAGCTCTTTGCTCAATTCAAAGGCGGCTTGATGCACAGTTGAGCTTTTACCTATGCCAACTTTACCCTGAAGGTATGGCACGATTGCTCGTGAATCTGAGGCATCTGGATTTTTTGCTAAATCCAATTGAGCCTTGATAGCTCTTTTCACAATATTTTTTGCAGTTGATAATTTCATGTCTGAACTTCCTTAGATAAGGCGGCCTGATCGACCGCGAAATTTTTTAAAACGAATAATCAAGATATATTCCAATCCAAATTGAGATAAGCACAACGCTTGCTGTCAAGCCCATGCCATAGGCGAAGCCAAGCAAGATACCCTCTCGCTTGGCTACTTTTTGTTGTCGGATACTCATGCTGCTTTACCTTCGAGTGCATCAAATACACCGTTGCAAGTATCGTTCTGAACAGCCTTAGCATTCCTTGCAGCCTCTGCCGCCTCAGCATCAGCAAAAGCGTGAGCCGCTGCTAATTGTTCAGCCAAGAAGTCTTGGAATTGCTGAAGCTTGTCAGCATCAAAACCACCCTTCCACACTGGGGTATCAAGTGGCTTGTCATTTTTGTGATCCCAAGTGATAAGCTCACCTGCAATCTTGATGACCATTTTTTCCCAGTCTTCACGAGGGGTCTCTTTATTCCAGAAGCTGACCATCTCGGCCTCAGTTGTGATGTTCTGAGCTTCTAGATGCTCACGAACCTGCGAAGGCGTGGCCTGAGTAGGTATTGCGTTAAGAGGGTCTTTGTCTCTTCGAAGAGTACGAACAACGCCAACGCTGTTTTCATAAAGACGTTTGGCTTTAGCCTTTGCGCCTTTGATTGTGCCTAGACCTACCTCGATACCTGCTTTGATAGCCTTGGAATCCGCAGTGTATAGGTTGCCTTTTGAGTTGAACTCGCATTGGTTTACTACCGCGCAAACCTCAGCATACATGTCCATGTTGTAGCTCTCGCAGACCGCCTTGGTCTCTTTTGATTGCTCACTAAGGTTTGCCTTAGCCTGAGCAAATTTTGAAAATACATCAGTCAATGCATTTGATGAATCGTCTGAGAAAACTACAGGTGTTGATACTTTAGCCATGATTGGCCTCCTTTTAGGTTGATAAAAATATTGGGGTTATCGGCATACTGCCGCCATTGCAGCCCTCGTGATAGTAGAAGGCTGCAAGTGAAGCATTATATCTTTTCGACAAGCTCTTCAGTCTTTTCGTATATGTCGTATATATACTTTCTGACTGCTTTCATTTTGCTTCGATCCTCTGGGTTTGTTACGTCACGCTGTATTTCACCCAGTGTTATGTCCAACTGATCAAGTTGTTTGTCTAGCTTTTCCATTTGCTGCCTAGCTAGATTAAGTGTTCTTTGATGGTGTGCATCAATTGCTGCTTCCCATGATCTGGCTTCAGCAAAAGCTTTTTCATGAGCGTCCACCTTGGCGTGTACGCCTTTTAACATTTCACTCATACTCATTAAAACTTCCCCTTATGCTTTGCCTTTCTAGGCAGTTTCTTGTTCTTCAATTGAACAACTCTTTTGCGATATTTTGGTTGGCGCAAATCATGCGCCATTGGATTGCTTTGACATGCCATTATGCTGCCTCCCTTAATTCTCTTTCATAATTGTATACAAATTCAGCTTCCAAATAGACTGGCAACAAACGCTTGCCACAGCCGCTTGGCATTCTTCTAAAATCAACTTTTTTATCTTCACAAATTATTGATGGGCAAAACTCTGCCTCGAACATAGCTTCTACTACATCGTCACCTAATTGCTTCCATCCAACTGGCGCACAAATCCAAATCTGTGGGCGTGTTGTTTTGACGCCATTCCATTCGCAATCTTTTTCGACAATGATCACATCGCCTACTGAAAGAGATGCGCTTTTACCACGCCTCTCCAAGCACCAAATGCCCTCAACTTCAAATGGAGCATTCTCTGCCTCGAAAACTTTTTCTAACGCAGCTTCTGTGTCGTTATGATTTATAAAGTATGAAACTCTGTGTCTCAAAGCATTGTGAATTAATGCTTTAAGAACCACTGTCTCAACATTGTCTTCTGAAAACATGCCTAAGCTTGTTAAGCCTCGGAAAGCTTTAGCCTGACCGTTAACGTCAGCACTATTCATTCTTTGCATGATTGATCGTGTTGCGTTTGAAACATTTGCTTTAAGAACGTGTAATCTCATGATGGTTTCCTTTCTAAATTAAACCATGACTACAGCCCCGAAGGGCTGCACTCGCTAATTTAACTCTATGTGCTGATCGCTGCGCCGCTACTACTTAAGGCTATTCGTTCTCTCAATTTAACCAACTCACTTACCCATACCTAAGTGTCGGAACCCGAAGCGTTTATACTAAGCAGAAATCTTTACGCACAAAATATACACATGCATTGTCGGTCAGTCGTACTAGCAATTCCTTGTTACAGACTTCCCAGTATATCTGGGTGCGTGTGCCTCGCGGCAGGGTGCGTTCCTGAGCCTATTGGCTTGGCTTGTGAGCCTATGAGTGCGCGAAGGGGTGGGGACGAATCAACCCGAATCAAAAACCCTCGGTGCAAGACCTTAATGACACTTCTTGAAACCTTATGCAACCCTAAAGTTTCAAGGTGTATAATGTATAGACGTTTGAAGTCGCAAAAATGTTCCCTGCCTGATGAAAAAAAGTTCAGTTGAACTTTATTTTGAGGTGAGAGAGGACTAATCCAATAAAAACAATGACTTAGCGGAGAGAAGTGCCAAAAAGTGAGAACATAGATGGAACATATGTGTACATTTTAGCAAAGGAAGTTTTATGAACTATACCCCATGAAACCTTAAACCCCCCTCAGAGGGGCTTATATTGGCTCTCAGGGCTATTTCTTGATTTGTTCTCTATATTGGCTATATTTGTTCCAATTAAGGTAAAAAGGTTAGAACAATGCCAAAAGATAACGACCAAAGCCAAAGCCACGAAAAAGCCACAGCGGCTAGCGTAGTCATACCTCTCAAGAATAAGAGTAGACATAGAACAGGCACTAACAAGTATGGGCTAACAGATAAGCAAGAGACTTTCGCACTGGCAGTATTTGAGGGTAATAACTTTAGTGATGCCTACAGGGCTGCTTATGATACTCAGAATATGAATGCAGCAAGCATACATAGGGAAGCACACGCCTTAACTATAAACCCCAAGGTTACCGCAAGAATTGATGGCCTGTTTCTGGATAAAGAGAAAGAACAGCGCATGTTAAGGCTCTCTCGAAGTGAAAAGGTAATTTCAAAACTGGAACGGTTGCGCTGCGAGATGGCGAGGCTGATGGAACACAAGTTCGAGCTTTGGAATTGTTAGGGAAAACGATGGGGCTATTCATTGATAAGGTAGAGACTGAGGATAAGACAGAAAAGTCTGAGCAGCAGTTAGAAAAAGATATTGAACAGAAGTTGATTGCTCTGGGGATTAAATAGTTCACTTGAACTTTTTTGATTATGGCATTCCCCCCTTTTAGTGATGGGTATGTCGTGACCCCACCTACCCCCCATGATAGTATATACGCGGTCGTACACAAAAACTGTATACATGGTGTTCCACACAAACAAATACTAAAAACTTTTGAAATACCCCCCCTTCTACTTTTTGACTGCCAGTAATGGATTTGAAAATATATTCGTGATTTTTCTAAAAGGGTAGGTTCAGGATACCCCCCATATACCCCAAAAAAAAATTTTTTAAAAATCCTATATATATATTATATTATATATATTATATATTCTATCTCTCTCTCTTATTAAGAGAGAGAGAATATATATATTAATTATTATATATATATTATATACTATACGCGGATGTTTATTTATCCCATTTTCATCCACGGTAGGCACTGTCCCCACCCGATCAGTGTCTACCACCTTGGGTGGAGGATACGATGAAACATGAAAAGATCTTAGAACAGCTAAAGAAGCTTCCTTTGGAGGCTCAGGCAGATTTACTTGCTGATCTCGAACAGCTTGAAGAGCTGAAGAACAAGAAGAAGGCTAAATCAGAGTTTCTGGCATTTACCAAAATGATGTGGCCTAGCTTTATTGGTGGTCGGCATCACAAGATTATGGCTGAGGCTTTCGAACGTGTAGCCAGAGGGGAGTTAAAAAGGCTTATCATCAACATGCCACCCCGTCATACCAAGTCAGAGTTTGCATCCTATTTGCTTCCTGCATGGTTCTTGGGGCAGTTCCCAGAGAAAAAGGTTATTCAGACAGCCCACACTGCAGAACTGGCAGTGGGTTTTGGTCGGAAGGTCAGGAACCTGATACAGGGGGATGACTTCAAGAAGGTATTTCAGGGGATAGATCTTTCTTCAGACTCAAAAGCTGCGGGTCGTTGGAACACAAACAAGCGAGGTGATTACTTTGCGATTGGTGTTGGCGGTGCGGTAACGGGTAAAGGTGCGGATCTATTGATCATAGATGACCCTCACAGCGAACAGGACGCCCAACAAGGGCAGTTTAACCCCGAAGTGTATGATCGGGTCTACGAATGGTACACATCTGGCCCTAGACAGCGTCTACAGCCCGGAGGGGCGATTATCATTGTGATGACCAGATGGTCAAAAAGGGATTTGACAGGACAGATCATTAGTAAATCTGCTGAGAGGATAGGCTCTGACGAATGGGAGGTCATAGAGTTCCCTGCGATTATGCCTTCAGGTAAGCCATTATGGCCTGAGTTTTGGAAACAGGACGAATTAGAGGCAATTAAGGCAGAAATTCCTGTTGGTAAGTGGTCTGCACAGTACCAACAAGACCCCACATCAGAAGAAGGGGCGCTAATTAAGCGAGAATGGTGGAGAACTTGGGAAAAAAGCCACCCACCTCCTTGTGAAGCCATCATTCAGTCGTGGGATACAGCGTTTTTGAAGACAGAACGCTCTGACTACAGTGCTGTAACCACATGGGGGATCTTTTATCATCCAGATGATGACGGAAGAATGGCTCCAAATTTGATTATGCTAGACGCATACAAGGAAAAGCTAGAGTTTCCTGACCTGAAGAAGGCTGCATACGACAAGTATTGGGAATATGAGCCAGATCAGCTTGTCGTGGAGAAAAAAGCGTCTGGTGCGCCCCTGATATTCGAGCTGAGGGCTATGGGTTTGCCCGTCACAGAGTTCACTCCATCGAGGGGGCAGGATAAAATAGCCCGTGTAAATGCGGTTTCTGATCTTTTTGCGAGCGGTGTGGTCTGGTGTCCAGACACAAGGTTTGCGGATGAGGTCATGGAAGAAGTGGCTTCGTTTCCTGCAGGGGATCATGACGATTATGTTGACTCGATGTCACAAGCATTGATACGTTTCCGTCAAGGCGGTTGGATTAGGTCGCCAACTGATGATTGGGACGATGAACCAACTTACAGAAGACCAGTAGAATATTATTAATTGTTCTGCTATACTGACGAAAGAACTTTTGCAAAGGACAGATCATGGCAATCGAAAAGCAGATGACACCCTTCGAAACTGAAGATGATGATCAGGAAGAGGCAGTGCAGGTTGAGATAGTCAATCCTGAAGCCGTTTCTATGGAGACAGAAGATGGCGGCATCATCATCGACTTTGAAGGAGAAATGACTGAAGAGCTTTTAGGGAGCGATAGCCATGATCAAAACCTAGCAGAGGTTATTGACGATGATGTACTGCAGTCAATGGCAAGCGAACTGATTGCTGATTTCAAGGCAGATCAGGAAAGCAGGTCTGATTGGGCAAGAGCATACGTCAAGGGATTAGACCTTCTGGGCATGAAGGTTGAGGACAGACAGCAACCGTGGGCCGGGGCTTCTGGGGTTTTTCACCCGATACTCACGGAAGCTGTCGTCCGTTTCCAAGCACAGGCTATGGGAGAGATCTTTCCTGCTGCAGGGCCAGTGCGTACCAAGATTGTTGGTAAAAACGATACCGAAAAGAAAGATCAGGCATTTCGTGTAGAAAACGAGATGAACTATCTGCTGACAGAAGAGATGTCAGAATACCGCGATGAAATGGAGCAAATGCTCTTCAAGTTGCCTATTGCAGGTTCTGCATTCAAAAAAGTTTATTATGATCCACTGATGGAGCGTCCGTGTTCCATGTTCGTACCATCTGAGGATTTCGTTGTATCTTACGGGGCATCAGATCTAAAAACATGTCCAAGATATACGCATGTGATGAAAAAAACATCAAACGAGGTTCTGCAACTGCAGGTAAACGGATTTTATCGTGATGTAGATCTGCCAGATCCCCAACCAGATTACTCAGATATTAAGCAAAAATACGATGAGTTAGACGGCGAAGAGGCCGTCATTGAGGATGATGACCGTCATACAATCTTAGAGATGCATGTCGATATGAACATGCCAGAAGAGTTTGATGACCCTGACGGGATAGCTAGACCATATGTGATTACAATCGATAAGACATCATCAGAGATATTATCTATTAGAAGAAACTGGTATGAGGACGATGAAAAGAAAAAGAAACGTATGCATTTCGTACATTACCGATACCTTCCGGGCTTGGGATTCTACGGCACAGGACTTATTCACCTCATTGGAGGCTTGGCAAAATCAGCCACCTCAATACTACGACAACTTATTGATGCGGGTACGCTATCGAATTTACCTGCAGGTCTTAAAGCTCGCGGTCTTCGTATCAAAGGTGATGATGCGCCTCTTATGCCGGGTGAGTTCAGGGATGTGGATGTACCGGGCGGTGCTATCCGCGACTCAATTACATTTATTCCTTACAAAGAGCCATCAAGCGTACTCTACTCGCTACTCGGAAATATCGTTGAAGAAGGCCGCAGAATAGGTTCTGTTGCTGACGTACAGGTAGGCGATACAAATCCACAGGCTCCAGTAGGCACAACCCTAGCACTGATGGAAAGATCTATGAAGGTGATGTCTGGGGTACAGGCAAGATTACATGCTGCTCTTAAGCAGGAATTAAGAATACTAGCTAAGATTATTCACGACAATATGTCTGCAGAGTATTCCTATGACATGGATGGTGACTTCGATAGAACAAAAGACTTTGATGGTCGTATTGATGTTATCCCTGTATCAGATCCGAATGCAGCAACAATGTCACAAAGGGTGATGCAGTATCAGGCTGCTCTACAGCTTGCACAGCAAGCACCGCAGCTATACGACATGGGGAAACTACACAGACAGATGTTAGAGGTTTTGGGTATTAGTGAAGCAGCCGACATCATTAAACTACCAGATGACATCAAACCAAAAGACCCAGTTTCAGAAAACATGGCTATTCTGAAGCAAGAGCCAGTCAAAGCGTTTATGTATCAGGATCACGAGGCGCATATTCAAGTGCATATGTCAGCCATGCAAGATCCTAAAATACAACAGATTGTGGGTCAGTCACCGTTTGCAGGGGCTATACAGAGTGCTATGGCATCACATATCACTGAACACGTTGCGTATCAGTATCGCAAAGAGATACAGCTACAGCTTGGTGTGGAGATGCCAAGTGAAGATCAGCCACTACCAGAGGACACAGAAGAGGAGATCTCTCGTCTGGCGGCAGAGGCAGCGCAGAAACTACTTGGCAAAAACCAAGCAGAGGTGGCACAGCAACAAGCAGAAGAAGCAGCAAAAGATCCTCTCACAGTCATTCAGCAGCGTGAGATTGCAATCAAAGAGCAAGAGCTTAAACATAAAATTGAGATGGATAGGGCAAGTCTTGACCTCGATGCGACTACCAAGATCGGTAATCTGGATCTACAGGCTGAAAGAATTAAGTCTGAGAACAAGCGAGCAGGTGCTTCTATTGGTGCTAAAATCGCTACTGAGCTTGATAAAGAGCAAAGAAAAGACAAACGGGAGGGGGCTAAACTTGGCCTAGAAATAGCCAAGGAGCTTGATAAGTCTAGTGAATGATCCAATACTTGCATTAATTAAAAATAAAATAGCAGATTATAAAAGTTCAATTGAACTTTTCTTAGCAGAAGGCGGTGCTACAACGCATGAAGATTACGTCAAGCTGACAGGAAAGTACGAAGCTTTTAGAATGTTAGAAGAAGATTTATTGGAAATAGAAAAAAAATATATTGAAAGCTAAAAAATTTTTAGTTAATTCTTAATTATTCGCGGATAGTCCGCGCAAGGTAACGGTGAACCTCTAAATCACTGCAAATGGGTGCAATATGGTTGCGACAGTAAAAGTCGATAACACGAAGGTAGAAGATAACCTTCAATCAAAACTACCAGAACCTACGGGATACAGGCTTCTGATAGCACTTCCAGAGATCGATGAGAAGACAGAGGGCGGAGTAATTATGCCTGATGGCCTTCGAAAAGACGAATCAACAGCGTCAATTATAGGTTTTGTTATCAAAACAGGGCCAGATGCTTATTCTGATAAATCCCGTTTTCCTAATGGTGCTTGGTGTAAAGAGGGCGATTTTGTTATTTTCAGATCATACTCAGGCACTAGGTTTAAGGTGCAAGGTAAAGAATTTCGTCTAATAAATGACGATACCGTAGAGGGTGTTGTCGATGATCCAAGGGGGTATTCAAGAGCATGAATAAAGCTGCAGAACAAGATAT